ACAAGAAGTAGATAAATTTGGTGTAGAACAAATCGGCAGAAGAAGACGAGATGATTACACTGATGGGGCTGTTAGAATAACAATACCATCAACAACACCGTAAGGAGATACAATATGGCAATAACATCGGCAGTATGCACAAGTTTCAAAGTAGAACTTTTAAAAGGGGTTCACAATTTTACGGCAACAACAGGTAATACTTTTAAGATTGCTTTATACACTAGCGATGCAACTTTAGGCGCTAGCACAACAGCTTTTTCATCTTCAAACGAAATTACTAACACATCAGGAACTGCTTACACTTCTGGTGGCGCAACTTTAACAAGCGTTACTCCAGCAGCTTCTAGCACGACTGCAGTTTGTGATTTTTCAGACGTAAGTTACACTTCAGCTACTTTTACTGCAAACGGTGCATTAATTTATAATGACTCAGCATCAGGGGATCCTGCTTGCGTGGTGATAGCTTTTGGCGCTGACAAAACTGTAACTAGCGGAACTTTTACAATTCAATTTCCTACAGCAGACGCAACTAACGCTATTATTAGGATAGCATAAGGAGGGACTCCTTATGTCAGAAACATCAATTTGGGGTGGAAATAGTCCCTCAGTTGCATGGAATCAAAACTCTTGGCAATCTAATACATTAACAGTTTCACTAACAGGTGTTTCATCCACAACTTCTGTAGGAACAGTAGATGCATTTAATGAATCAGGATGGGGATCAGATGCTTGGGGTGATGAAAACTGGGGTGAAAGTAGTTTAGATGTATCAGTAGAAAGCGCTGGTGTTGGAACAACAGCGGTTGGTTCCGTAACAGTGTCAGCAGAAATAAATTCAGGTTGGGGTAGACAAGCTTGGAATGATAATGCTTGGGGTATTCAAGGAATAGTATTACTCGATGGTCAAGCAGCAACGGCAAGTGTAGGTTCAATATCTCCTGCTGACGTAATGGGAGTTACCGGAGTATCTTCAACAACATCAGTTGGATCACCTACAATAATTGGTAGTGTTGAATTTTCATTAACAGGATCTTCTGCAACTTCTTCTGTTGGTTCTTTATCTCCAGCAGATGTAATGGGATTAACTGGTCAAGTTGGAACAACATCAGTTGGATCTTTATCACCCGCAGATGTAATGGGATTAACAGGAGTTTCATCCACTTCTGCAGTTGGTGAAGTTGGAATTACTTCAAGTCCAGTAGTAAATTTATCAGGGCAAGCAACAACCTCTGCAGTGGGATCTATATCACCTGCTGATGTAATGGGGGTAACTGGCTTATCTTCTACTTCTGCAGTGGGATCTATATCACCTACTGATGTAATGGGATTAACGGGTCAACAAGCTACAGTTTCTGTGGCTGCATTTGGCACTGCTTCTGGCTTCGGAATACAAGCATATTCTAACATTGACACAGGATCAAATTCTTCGTATACAAATGTTGCAACTGGGTCAAATACAAGTTATACTGACGCTGCTTAATAGGAGATAAAATATGGCATCAACATATACACCACTCGGAGTAGAGCTTCAGGCAACTGGCGAAAACGCTGGAACGTGGGGAACTAAGACTAATACAAACTTACAAATTTTTGAACAAATTGTTGGGGGATTTACACAGCAATCAATAGCAGGTGGAGCACAAACTACGACTTTATCTGTATCTGATGGATCAACTGGAGCAGTTTTATCTCACAGAATGATTGAGTTCACTGGTACAATTTCAGGAAACCAGATTGTAACTATTCCATTAGACGTACAAACTTTTTATTATTTAAGAAACTCAACATCAGGTTCACACACAGTACAATTTAAATACGTAACTGGATCTGGTGACTCGTTTACTTTTGCAGCAGCAGATAAAGGAGATGCTGTTGTATTTGCAACTGCAAACGATGGAACTAATCCAGACATTCTTACTTTACCTGCCGGCACGGTTACTCTTGCAGGAACACAAACTTTAACTAACAAAACTTTAACATCACCTAAAATAGGAACTTCTATTTTAGACACCAACGGAAATGAATTAGCTTTATTAACAGCTACAAGTTCTGCTGTTAACGAATTTACAATTGCAAATGCGGCGACAGGTAATGGACCAACTTTATCAGCAACAGGTGAAACTAATGTTGATATAAATATAAATCCTAAAGGAACAGGTGTTCTTAAATCAGGAACTGCAGCAGTTAAAGTTGCAGGTAAAGAAACTATTTGGGTTCCTGCAGTTGCAATGTATCCAAACACTACAAATGGATGCGCAGATTTAGCACAAACAGAATTATCAAATGGACCAGAAATTAAAACTTTAGACTTTGACAAAGACTCCGATGAGTTTGCACAGTTTGCTGTTGCTTTTCCTAAATCATGGAATGAAGGCACAGTAACTTTTCAAGCATTTTTTACAGCGAATACAACAAACACTGGCACAACAGCATTTGTTCTACAAGGTGTTGCTTTAGCAGACAACGGTGATCTTAACACTGCTTTTGGAACAGCAGTAGGACCAACAGCGAAAGCTATGAGTGGTACAGCAAACGATTTAGCAGTAACGGCAGAAAGTGGTGCAGTAACAATAGCAGGCTCACCAAGTACAGATGAATACGTTTTCTTCCAAATATCAAGAGATGTTTCAGCAGATGATTTAACTGCTGATGCAAAACTACTAGGAATCAAATTATTCTTCACTACTGATGCTGCTAACGACGCATAATAGGAGTAGTAAATGGATAAATTAAGAAATGATTTAACGGGACAAAGCCCTAGAGAAAAAAAGAATAATCTTAAACCAAGAGCTAAATCTTTTGGTTTTCAAGTTTTAGGATTTGGTTCTGGTGCAGGAGGCCCTGTAGAATATTTTGTAGAATATTTAGTTGTTGCTGGTGGAGCAGGAAGCCCTATTACAAGTTCTAATGCACCTGGAGGAGGTTCAGGTGGAGGTGGATATAGAGTAAGTCCATCTAACGCTAAAAATTTCCCAGTTTTTACAAAAACTACTTATCCCATTACCGTTGGCGGTGGAGGAGCTGCAGGAACTAACATAGGTCCAGGCGGAGCTAGCACTACTCAGACTAAAGGAGGAGACTCCACTTTTTCTACTATCACTTCAAATGGAGGAGGTAGAGGATCAGCAGGTCCCGGAGAACCCGGTGGATCTGGTGGAGGCGGAGGTGGATATAGTGGGTCACCTGGAAAAGGTATAGGAAATGTTCCACCTACAAGTCCATCACAAGGTAATCCTGGAGGTGACAACGATAACACATTTAATAGAAGTGCTGGAGGCGGCGGTGGTGGCGGAGCCGGTAGTCCAGGTGGAAATGGATCTCAAGGATCTGGAGGATCTGGAGGTAGCGGAGTTTCTAATGATATATCTGGTTCTTCAGTGACTTATGCTGCTGGTGGTGTTGCAGAAGTTGGAAACTCACCGACTGCTGGAAGTAACGGCGGTGGAGGAGGTGCTGGAGGCGCCGGAGGAACAGGAACCGTTATTATTAGAAGAATAACAGCAGACTCAAGTTCAGCTTCTGGAGGAACAGTTTCTACAAGTGGTAGTGATACTATTCACATATTTACATCAGATGGGACATACACGGGTTAATTATGAAACATTTTGCAAAATTAAGTAGTGATAACATTGTTCTTAACGTGCATGCAGTTTCTGATGATAACGCTGCAACAGAAGAACAAGGGATTTCTTTTTTATCTGAGATCCACAAGTGGCCTTATTGGAAACAAACATCTATTTCAGCTGCTGAAGATAATCTAAGACTTAGACCTGCCATGATTGGTGGCAGTTACGATCCTGTTAATGATGTTTTTATTCATCAACAACCTTATCCTTCTTGGACATTAGATAATGATTTTGAATGGGTAGCACCTGTGGCTAGACCTGATTTTGTAGAAGGCCAACCACCTTACACATGGGACGAAGATTCTCAAAGTTGGATTCAATAAATACTTTGACACATATTTCTATTTAATTATAATAGAATAAAAGCAGAAATAAGAATAAAAATGTCATTTAATAATATTTATAAAAGAAAATATCTTTTAGAACATAATATATTTTCAAAAGAAAGTTTTATTGGAGGATGGTTCTGCGAAGAAAAATTATGTGACAAACTTATAAATTACTATGAAGAAAATAGTATATTACACGAACAAGGCACTACAGGAACAGAACAAAAAAATTTCCGTGATAAAGATAGAAAAGATTCAGTCGATTTAAATATAAGCCAAGACCATTTAGGTCAACCCTTTTTAGATTATAGAAGTCATTTACAAGATTGTTTATTATCTTACATAGACAAATATAAACATGTTAATGACATGAATCCTTTTAATATTAATGAACCATATAATATACAAAAATATCCTGTTGGTGGTGGTTTTAAGAAATGGCATTTTGAAAATGCAAGTGCAAATAATGAAAAAAGATGTTTAGTTTTCATGACTTATTTAAATACGGTTGAAGATGGCGGAACAGAATTTAAATATCAAAACATAACGTCACCAGCTATTAAAGGTTTAACTTTAATTTGGCCTGCACACTGGACACACACTCACAAAGGGCAGATAAGTAATACTAAAGAAAAAATTATAATTACAGGATGGTATAGATTTAATGAAAGATCATAAATTATCAAAGACTGTGGTCTATGAAAGTGTTTTAACACCTGATAGAGGTTTTAATATTGATAGAGAAAAAGTAAAAAAGGACGCTATTCACGGCTATCTTGAATCTGAAAGAAAAAATAATTTAAAAGATTCTGCGCAATATAAAGATTACAAATTTAAGTATGTTTCTCAAGAAACAATTTTATTAAATGTTTTTATAAGAGATGAGTTTTTTGTTCAAACAAAAGAAAAGATAGTCTTAGATGATAAATACATTAATGTTATGGAGCATCTAGAACAATCTTATTTAAGAAATAATGTTGACGTAACTTGTTATGAACGTTCTGCATGGTATACTTGTATTTATTGTTGCGATGTCACTAAAGATTCTTCGGAGTTAATTATTCAATATGATAATAATATAGATAAAGAAAATATAGTAAAATTTAAAATTGAAAATAATAAAATATTTATATTTCCTTCTACCTTAAAGTATTTTTTCTCAGAAAACTTAGCAACAGATCCAAATATTTTCATAACGTTTACTTATAAAATAGTAGAAAAGATAGGTCCGTATGCATAAAAATCTTTTCTATACTTTTGATTCTGTTTTAACAAATCGTTTTTGTGATCATGTAATTAAATATGGTAAAACTTTTGAAAGCATTAAAGGTATTACAGGAACAGAAGGCGAGGATAGAGATATTAGAGTAAAACCCTTATCAAAAAAAGAAGAAAAAAGATTATCAAAAAATAGAAATTCTCACATTGCTTGGATGTATGACAAGTGGATATATAGAGAAATACAGCCTTATGTTCACCATGCAAATAGAATGGCTGGTTGGAATTATGAATGGGATTTTTCAGAATCTATTCAATTTACAAAATATGTAAAAGGTCAATTTTATGATTGGCACATGGATAGTTTTGATGAGATTATAAAAAATAAAGATATTAATCATAATGGAAAAAATAGAAAATTATCGGTTACTTGTAACTTATCCGATGAGAAAGATTATGAAGGTGGTGAATTACAATTTTGTCATATTAAAAAAGGCAAAATAAAAATAGATACAGTTAAAATGGGAAGAGGTAGTGTTATTATTTTTCCCTCTTATGTTTGGCATCGAGTCAAACCAGTTACTCGTGGAAAAAGATATAGTTTGGTAGTTTGGAATTTAGGTCACCCATTTAGATGATTTCTGTTATTGATAACTATTTAGATGAAGCTACTTTTGAAATGTTAGAGGCAGCATTTACCTCCCCTAGTATTGCCTGGTACTATAATAGTTACGCACCAAATAAATATGAAAAAAAATATAAAGGTAGTTTTTATTTTAACCATACATTTTTTGAACAAAATGAAGTAACAAGTTCGAATTTTCACATATTAAAACCATTATTAGATAAATTAAAAGTTAAGGCTATTGTTAGTATTAAGTCAAATTTATACCCACAAACACGTGAGATTATAAAACATAATTTACAAAAGGATTACACGTTTACTTTAAAATCTGCTTTGTTTTATATAAACACTTGTGATGGGCATAGTTATTTTAAAAGCATGAATAAAAAAGTTAATTCAATTGCTAATAGAATGGTGTTATTTGATTCATCTAAAGAATATTATAATACAACTACGACAGACCAAAACGGTAGGTTTACTTTAAACATTAATTATTTTTGACATTAATAAAATAAAAAGATATAAAAACTACTTATGAAAGCAAAAAAACAAAGTCTTAAGTCAACTAAATATAAAATAATTAGAAATCTTTTGTCTAGAGAATTTGCTCAATTTTTAACAGGCTATTCTTTATTAAAAAGAAAAACATTAGACACTCTTCAAACAGAAAAATATATCTCTCCTTTTGAATGTATTTTAGGTTGGTTTGGTGATACTCAAGTTCCTAACACTTACAGTCATTATGGTGATATAGCAATGGATACTTTGCTGCAAATTCTAAGACCTGTTTTAGAAAAGAAACTTAACATGAAATTAGTTCCAACTTATTCTTATCAAAGAATATATAAGTACGGAGATATTTTAAAAAAACATATAGATAGAAATAGTTGTGAAATATCTATCACTTTAAATTTAGGTGGTGATCCATGGCCTATATTTGTAAACAAAAATAAAAAAACAATTAAGATTAATTTAGAACCAGGAGATGGATTAATTTATTTAGGTTCTGAAATAGAACATTGGAGAGAAAAATTTGAAGGACAATATATTGTTCAAACTTTTTTACATTACAATGACGCAAAATCTAAAAAAGGTAACCTATGGGATGGTAGACTTCATCCAGGTTTACCTTTTGATGTTCGCCATAAAAAATGAAAAAAGAAATATTATTTGGAATACCCATACATTGTATAAAAATAGATCCTAAATCTTACAACAAGAAACAAATTATAAAAATAATTAAACATAACTATAAAATAAACAAATTTAGAGATAAAGGTTACGATCAGGGGGAGAGCAATATTCATCACTCTTATCATGATTTAGATAATAAAAAATTTAAAAATATAGATTATAGAAAAGTTGGTCTAATGGATGTCTATGATAAGGTTTTTAAAACATTTACTAATGACATATTAAAACACAAAAAACATTTTCTCTATAAATATGATATTGTTAATTATACTGCTATGCAGCAAAATCAATTTATGACGTCTCATCAACATCTGCCTTCAGCAGATTTTTCAGCAGTTCACTATATTCAGTTCGATGAAAAGAAACACACTCCTACTGCTTTTATAAATACGCATGATTTTAGTTCATACTTAGAATATATAAGAACAACTTTTATTAAATGTTGTGATGATAGCAATTTAGATAATTCTTATTTATTTCCACGGTATAAATATTCAGCAAAAGAAGATGAGATGATTATATTTCCATCTTGTTTAAAACACGAAATTCCAAGACAGCCCCATAATCTAAATAAATTAAGAATAACGATAGCCTCAAATCTTACCATCAAACAATAGCCCACTAAAAATACTGTTTATTTATACCCTATTATATGTATAATAAGCGCCTATGTTACGAAAAGTACAATTTTTACCTGGATTCAATAAACAATTAACCGAAACTCAAGCTGAGGGTCAATGGGTTGATGGTGACAATGTAAGATTTAGGTATGGCTCACCAGAAAAAATAGGTGGTTGGTCACAGTTAGGCACTGACAAACTTACTGGTGCAGCTAGAGCTATGCATCACATTGTAAATAGTAGTGGAATAAAATACTCTATCATAGGAACAAACAGAATATTATATGCATATTCTGGTGGTGTGTTTTATGACATACACCCAATTCGAGCAACCACAACTTTGACTAATGCTTTTAGCACCACAAATGGTTCACCTACAGTTACAATAACTTTTTCTACAGGACACAGTCTCAACCCTGGTGATATAATTTTATTAGATAATTTTACAACAATCACAAACTCAAATTTTAGTTCTTCTGATTTTGATGATAAAAAATTTATGGTAACTAGCACACCAACTAATGTTACGATAACAATAACAATGGCATCAAATGAAACGGGATCAGGTGCCACAACATCCGGTGGTATTAGAGTTCAATCTTATTATCCTGTTGGACCTGCAGAACAGTTACCTGGATTTGGTTGGAGTTTAGGTTCTTGGGGTGGTGAGGCAGCAAATCCTCAAACGTCAACTTTAAACGGAGCTTTAGGTGATAACACGGCAGGAACAGGCGGATCAGGAACAAGCATAACATTAGCGAGCACAACAAACTTTCCAACGTCAGGAACAAATTTTATAAAAGTAGGAACAGAGGAAATATCTTACACGGGAGTTTCTGGTAATGACTTAACAGGAATTACAAGAGCAGTTAGAGGGACAACAAGAGCTGCACACTCGGATGGGGCTACTGTAACAAATACGTCGGACTTTGTAGCGTGGGGCGAGGCTGCTTCAGGTGACTTAGTTATTGATCCAGGTCTTTGGTCTATTGATAATTTTGGTAGTAAAATTATTGCTTTAATACATAACAAACAAGTTTTTGAATGGAATGCAGATGCTGCAAATGCTAACGCAACAAGAGCTACAATTATATCTGGTGCACCAACAGCGTCTAGAGATATGATTGTATCTACACCAGATAGACACTTAGTATTTTTTGGAACAGAGACAACAATAGGAGATCAAAGCACACAAGATCAAATGTTTATAAGATTCTCTGATCAAGAAAATATTAACTCTTACACACCTACAGCAACCAATACAGCTGGTACACAGAGGCTAGCCGATGGGTCTAGAATTATGGGAGCTGTTAGAGGTCGTGATGCAATTTACGTTTGGACTGACACGGCTTTATTTACACAAAGATTTATTGGTCCACCGTTTACATTTGGTTTTGCACAGGTAGGTACAAACTGTGGATTGATAGGTCAGAACGCAGCCATTGAAGTGGACGGTGCTGCATACTGGTTTTCAGAAAATGGCTTTTTCAAATATGCTGGTGCTCTACAATCACTACCATGTTTAGTAGAAGATTTTGTTTTTGATGATTTAAACACTACAGCTAACCAACTTATAAATGCTGGATTAAATAATTTGTTTGGTGAAATTAATTGGTTTTATTGTTCTTCCGGATCAACAGTTGTTGACAGAGTGGTAACGTATAATTATTTTGAATCTACACCTCAAAGACCAATATGGACAACAGGTACATTAGATAGAACAACATGGAAAGATTCTGCTGTTTTTGGAAAACCTCATGCTACAGACTATGATGCTGGCTCAGATAATTCTTACGATGTAGTTGGTAACACAGACGGTTGTACTATCTATTATGAACATGAAACTGGCACAGATCAAGTTACATCCACAGCAATAACAGCCATAACTTCTAATATACAATCAGGAGATTTTGATATTGCTCAAGGTGGTGATGGTGAGTTTTTTGCGAAGATCAGAAGATTTATACCTGACTTTTTATCACAAACAGGTAATACACAAATTACATTAAACTTAAGAAACTTTCCAAATAACACTGAGGCAAGTTCGGCTCTCGGTCCTTTTACAATCTCGTCATCAACAGAAAAGGTTGATACAAGGGCTAGAGCAAGAGCAGTTTCTTTGAAAGTTGCAAATACAGCTGCAGCACAGAGTTGGAAACTTGGTGGATTTAGGTTAGATATACAACCAGACGGAAGAAGATAATGGCAAAGATAGTTCAAGTATTAACAAGACCAAGTAAAGAATATAGACAAGATGTGGCTGATGCACAGGTTAGAGATCTTGATGCCATCGTGCAAAAATTAAATACAACGTTTCAACAAGAGCTAAAGGATGAGGTAGAAGCTGAAAACTTCTTTTTAAATTAATGTCAAATAGTTTCGTAAACGCAAAAGTAGATTTAACATCAACAGACAACACAACGTTGTATACAACACCAACGGCAAACGTTTCTTTGGTTAAATCTTTATTAGTATCTAATGACTCAGGATCTAGTTGTAATCTTGATGTTACATTAACTGATGCTTCTGGTAATGTGTTTAGTTTATTCAAGACAAAAGCAGTAGATACTAACACAACAGTGGAACTTTTAACTCAACCTCTTGTGGTGGAAGAAAGTGAGATATTAAAGGTACAAGCTAGTGACGCGAACGAGCTGCACGTTATAGCTTCAATACTACAAATACAGCCAAGAGAGGTAACAACATAATGATAGAAATAAAACCAGAGAAAATTATAGAGACTATATCTAACCTAAAAACTGGTGAAATATATAAGGATGAGAAGGAGTGGAAAGCTAAGGGGGTACCAGAAAAGGACATTAGAAGAGATGTTAAAGTGATTATGCCTAGCCTTGATTTATTTCCAAAAACCAAGTAAAAAGGACGTTACAGGATAAAAAGCCTGCCTTAACAATTTAGCTAAATTATGACAATATCAAGAGGACAGATGAAAAGACAATTATACATGGGTGGTGGTATTATGAATGCTGTGCCTAGAGAACAATATGGTCTAGGAAGTGTTTTTAAAGGTGCTAAGAAAGCTGTTAAAAAAGTTACAGGAGCTGTTAAGGATATTGCAAAGTCTGATATAGGTAAAGCTGCATTGTTATATGCAGGTACAGCAGGACTTGGGGCTTTGGGTGCAAAACTTGGAAGCGGAGTTGCTACTTCTGGCTTTGGAGGAATATTTAATCCAGGAAATGTATTAAAAAATTTAGGAGCTTCAAAAACTTTTCTAGCAGATAAATTTTTAGGACCACAAATGGTAGATACTGGAAGTGAAGTTTTTAGAAAAGGTACTAAATTTTCAAAAGCTTTAGGTATAGGAGGCGATAAAGGCGGTAATCTTTTAACTAAAGGTTTAGCTTTAGCAGGACTATCTACTTTCTTAACACAAACACTTGGTATGACACCAGAACAAGCTGAGGCAGAATTAGCTAGAGATCCATCAACATATTTAGAACAATATTATAGAAATTTAAATCCACCAACTGCAGACACAAATTCAGAACAGTATGAGGCAGAGGTTAGAGACTTTGTTGCACGTAACATATCAGAGTATGCTGTAGGTGGTAGAGTGGGTTTTGCTGAAGGAACATATAAAGATTTTGAAGAATTTATGATGAGAAGATCAGAAGCTATGAGTGAACGACAAAAAGAAGAACTTAGAAAACAGTTTGAAATGTATATGAGAAGTAAAGATCCTACCGTAGAAGCAGCAGAGGGTGGTAGAATAGGTTTTGCTAATGGTCCAGTATTACCACCAGATACAACACAACCTGTAAATCCTTTTGGACCAAAACCAGGAGACTTTGGAATTGAAGAAGACATCCCAATAAAAATGGCATCTAATATGGAGAACGATAAAATCTTAGAAGCCTTATTTGAAAAATACATAGACATGGGATTATCTCCAAAAGATGCTGCAAAAGCAGCACAAGAAGAATTTGACAGAATGAGCAAACAGAAAATGGAATCAACAAGAGGTATAGCAGCTCTAGGTGGTAGAATGGGTTTTGATGAAGGATCACCAAAAGGCATAGAAGATTTAATGAGTTTAACAGATGAAACAATAGACATTCCAATGGAAGATGCGCAAAGAGCACCTTCAATATTAGATAAATTTGATGAAAACGATATTGTTATAATTATAGAAACGGGACCAGATGGTAAACCAAAATTAGTGCCAATGCGAAAATCTGAATTGATGCCGGGCATGGCAGGGAGTGACTCTCTGTCTATTGTAGCTCCAAGAAATAATAAAGCCAAAGGTAATTCTGCAAGCATGAACGCTATGCAAGCGGCGGGCATCGAGGGGCTACCTATAAGACAAAATCAAGCTGGTGTAAAAGAACTAGATCTTAGAAATACAGGTGGATTTATACAACCTGTTGGTATAAAAGAAAAAGCAGATGACATTCCAGCGATGTTATCAAACAACGAGTTTGTATTTACAGCTGATGCTGTAAGAGGTGCTGGCGGTGGCGATGTAAATGTAGGCGCACAAAGGATGTATGATACTATGAAAAGATTAGAAGCAGGAGGAAAAGCATAATGGCAGAAGTAGTAAGAACAGCGCCGGCAGAGTTTATAGAAGCGGGTGCAAAAACATATTTAGACGATCTTACAAAAGCAATTGGTGATTTTAAAACTCAAGACCTGTCTCAAATTATGGGTCGACAGTTTGTTGCTGGACCCAGTGCATTAACTACACAAGCAGAGGCATTAGCTCCTGGTCTTGGTGGATTTGAACCTTTCTTGCAACAAGCACAACAATTAAGAGGCCCCACAGCTTATCAAGCTTACATGTCTCCGTATCAACAAGATATTATTGATACAACATTAGCAGAATTTGATGTGCAAGCTGCAAAAGGCTTACCTTCATTAGCAGCTCAAGCTGTCGGCGCTGGGGCATTTGGTGGAGGACGAGAGGGTGTACAAAGAGCAGAGTATCAAGCAGCATCAGATAGAAACAGAGCAGCATTACAAGCACAATTACTAGGTCAAGGTTTTTTACAAGCACAGAATTTAGCTCAACAAGATTTTTCTAAAAACTTAACTTTAGCACAACAAACACCTGCATTATTAGGTCAACAGATCTCTGCACTAACAGGTTTAGGCGCGCAGCAAGCAGCTAGACAACAACAATTATTAACAGCTGATCAACAATTAGCATCAAGACAAGCTTTACAACCACTAGAGGCAGCACAACAATTTGGTTCTGGTGTTACACAATTAATCGCCGGATATCCTGGTAGAGAAAACATTTTACCACCAGCAGCTACACCATCACCATTAGCTACAGGACTTGGAACAGCATCAACACTGGCTGGTATTTACAGATTAATTAATCCACAACAACAACAAATTAAGCTAGTATAATAATGAGTGTAACTTTAAAAAGACCAATGTTTAGAAAAGGCGGAGAAGTCATGGAAGGTATTATGACGGGTATCAAGCCTAGAAAAATGTATGACGAAGGATCACTTAATACAGCAGATCAAGGTATAGTAGATAATGTAAGACGTAAGATGAATTTAATTGATGTTGTAGCTGGTGGAGGAAGTGCTATAACAGATCCATTAACACAGTTTTTATTACAAACAGGTTCAAATTTAATAGGTGGAGAATCTGCTGGTGGAACAAAATTACAAGAAATTGTGGGTGCAACTAGAAAACCTTTAGCCTCTGCTATTAAAGCTCAACAATTAAAAGACGCACAAAACAGAAAATTAGCTACAGCTTTGATATCAAAATCAAAACCTAGCGAAGTTAAAAGATTATATAACGCTTTAAAAAATACAGTAAATCCTGATACAGGAGAAAAATATACTTTAAACGATGTAGCGGTATTAGACGCTAGAAGAACTTTATT